CCGACCTCATCAAGGCCATCGACGCCGCCAAGCGGGAAGTGGCCGCTGAAGAGGCCGCCGCCAATCTGGCCGCCGGCCGCCCCTCGAGTGGCCGCATCGTGGTGAGGATGTGATGGCCGGCCGCCTGCAAGCACTCCTCGGCCGCCTGGGCCTCACCACCCAGAGCCAGGCCCAGGCGCAGGTGCAGACCGCCATCACCCGCGAGCGTGCCGTGGCCGGCGCTAACCTGCGCCAGCTCAGCGCCGCGATGGAAAGCCACATCACCAGCAGCTGGAGCGGCACGCCCGAGCACATCAACGTCTACACCGCCTCTGGCCTAGCCAAGGCCCGCGGCCGCAGCCGCGGCGCGGCCATCAACAACGACCACGCCCGCCACTTCGTGCGGCAGTGCCACACCAACATCCTGGGCCCGCAAGGCATCAAGCTGCAGGTGCAGCTCGCCAAGCGCGGCGGCCAGCTGCACGAGCAAGCCAACAGCGCACTCGAGGCGTCCTGGGTGCGCTGGGGCAAGAAGGGCGCTTGCGATGTCACCGGCCGCTACAGCTGGCGCATGGTCTGCCGCTTGCTCGTGCAGCACCTCGTGGTGGACGGCGAGGCCCTGCTGCGCCTGGTCGATGGCGCCGGCCCGTACCGCTTCGCCGTCCAGGTCATCGATCCCAACCTGATCGATCTCGATCTGCACCAGGATCTCGCCGCCGGCGTCAAGGTCCGCATGGGTGTCGAGTTCAATGCCGAGGGCCGTGTGCTCGCCCTCCACATCAAGCGCGACACCGCTGGCAGCCCCGATGGCTACGGCTACGGCCGCCACGCCCGCGTGCCCATGGAAGAGCTGCTGCACATCATGTTGCCCGAGCAGGTCAACCAGTACCGCGGCATTCCCTGGATGAACAGCGCGCTCGAGCGCCTCTTCCAGGTCAGCGATTTCGAGCGCGCCGCGCTGGCCGCCAGCCGCAACGCCGCCAAGCGCGCCGGCTTCTTCTACAGCCAGGATGGCACCCCGCCGCCCGGCTTCGGTGTGGCCGAGGAAGACGGCGAGGGCGGCAGCCAGCAAGTCGCCGTCACGCAAGAAGGCCAGTTCGACACCCTTCCAGGCACCCACCAATTCGTGCCGTTCAAGAGCGACTTCCCCCACGTCAGCCACGCCGAGTTCACCAAGGCCTGCCTGCGCGGTGCCGCCAGCGGCCTGGGCGTCAGCTACGTCACCTTCGGCAACGACCTCGAGGCGGTGAACTACAGCTCGGCGCGCGTCGGCATCTTCGAAGAGCGCGAGGTCTGGAAAGAGCTGCAGCAGTTCCTGGTGGATGAGCTGTGCGCCCCGGTGCACCAGCGTCAGCTCCGCATGGCCTTGCTGGCCGACCCCCAGCTCGCCAGCCTCAACCCGGCCCGCCTCACCGAGTACACCGAGGCCGCCACCTGGCAGCCGCGCCGCTGGCCTGCCATCGACCCCAAGAAAGACGCCGAGGCCGACGAGATCAGCCTGCGCAACCGCACCACCAGCCGCACCCGCATCGCCGCGCGTGACGGGGTGGACCTCGAAGAGATCGCCGCCGAGCTGGAGCGAGAAGAAGAGCTGTTCGCCAACCTGCCCAAGCCCGACGCCAAGCCCGCCACGGCCGCCCCGGCGGCCGAACCCGACGACGACGAAACCGCGCCCGCCCGCAACCTGCGCCTGGCGGCCTCGCGCGGCATGGAGTAAGCCACATGACCACTGCCACCAAGCCCGCCGCCACCCGCAGCCCCAAGGAACTCAACAGCCAGGCCCTGGCTCGCAGCTTCGCCGTGGAGCGCGCCGCCATCAACGTGGAGGCCCGCACCGTCGAGCTGGCCTTCAGCTCCGAGCTGCCCTACGAGCGCTGGTTCGGCATCGAGATCCTCGACCACAGCGCTGGCGCCGTGGACCTCTCGCGCATGGCCACCGGCGCCGCCCTGCTGGTGGGCCACGACAGCCGCGACCAGGTGGGCGTCATCGAACGCGCCTGGATCGCAGAAGACAAGCGCGGCCGCGCCATCGTCCGCTTTGGCCGCAGCGCGCGCGCCGAGGAGATCTGGCAGGACGTGCAAGACGGCATCCGCTCGCTGGTCTCCGTGGGCTACCGCATCAACGAAGCCGTGCTCGAGAAGCGCGATAACAAGACCGGCACCGACACCTACCGCGTCACCTCGTGGACGCCTCACGAAATCTCGCTCGTTGCGGTACCTGCCGACCCCACGGTCGGCGTAGGCCGCGCGGCAGGCGAGCGCCCCCCCGTCCCCCAACCTAAGGAGATCCCCGTGGACGAACTTGAAACCCGCCAAGCGCCTGCCGCCCCCCCAGCCCAGGCCCCCATCAACGTGCAGGCCGTGCAAACCGCCGCGGCCGAAGCCGAGCGCGAGCGCGCCCGCGGCATCATCGCCCTGGGTGAGCAGCACGGCATGGGCGAGCTGGCTGCTCGCGCCATGGCCGATGGCACCACGCTCGATGCCTTCCGCTCCACCGTGCTCGACAAGCTGGTCGAGCACAAGAAGCTCAAGCCCGCCGAAAGCGCCGAGATCGGCCTCTCCGAGCGCGACCTCGCCAAGTTCTCGGTGCGCAAGCTGATCGCCGCCGTGCAGTTCGGCCACCTGGACGCCAGCCTGGTCCGCGATGCTGCCTTCGAGATCGAGGCCTCCAACGCCGCCCGCGCCAAGCGCCCGGTGGAAGACAACGCACCCCAGGCCAAGGAGCGCAGCGCCGGCTTCACCATCCCGGTGGACGTGCTGCGCGCGCCCATGGCCATGACCAACGAGCATGCCCGCGCCGCCCAGGCCGTGCAGGCCCTGATGCGTGATCTCACCGTGGGCGCCCCCACCGGCGGCGGCAACCTGGTGGCCACTGATCTGCTGTCCAGCGACTTCATCACCCTGCTGCGCAACCGCCTCGTGCTGGGCCAGCTGGGCGCCAAGGTGCTGGCCGACCTGAACGGCAATATCGCCATCCCCTCGCAGACCGGCGGCGCCAGCACCTACTGGGTGACGGAAGGCAACGCCGTCACCGAGAGCCAGGCCACCTTCGGCCAGGTCGCGCTCAGCCCCAAGACGGTTGGCATGTTCACCGACTACACCCGCCGCCTGCTGCTGCAGTCCAGCATCGACATCGAGATGCTCGTGCGCATGGATCTCATCAACGGCCTGGCCGTCGAGATCGACCGCGCCGGCATCAACGGCTCTGGCAGTGGCGGGCAGCCCACCGGCATCCTCAACACCGCGGGCATCGGCGCGGTGGCCGGCGGCACCAACGGCGCCGCCCCGATCTGGGATCACCTGGTGGATCTGGAAAGCGCCATCGCCAACGTCAACGCCGACGTGGGCTCGCTGGGCTACCTCACCAACTCCCGCGTGCGCGGCAAGCTGAAGAAGACCCAGATGTTCAGCGGCACCAACGGCATCCCCGTGTGGGCGGGCAACGAGCTCAACGGCTACAAGGCCGCCGTCACCAACAACGTGCCCAACACCTTGACCAAGGGCACGGCCAGCGGCATCTGCTCGGCCCTGGCCTTCGGCGACTGGTCGCAGCTGCTGATCGGCTTCTGGAGCGGCGTGGATCTGATCCTCGATCCCTTCACCGGCGCCACCGCCGGCACCCGCCGCGTCGTGGCTTTGCAGGATTGCGATGTGGCTGCCCGCCGCGCGGCTTCTTTCGCCGCCATGGTGGACGCGCTCACCACCTGAGCCTGAGCCAGCACCAGCGAACCCCAGGGCCTGGCCCTGGGGCCTCTCCAGCACCAACACCGAGACCGCCATGAAAGTCCTCATCATCGAGCCCACCTTCACCCCGCACCCGACCGACACCGATCTGGGCCCCGTCCACCACGAGCAGGGCAGCTTCCCCGATGTCGACAAAGACACCGCTCGCAAGCTGGTCGATGCCGGCAAGGCGCTCTACACCGCCAAGACGGATGACCCCTACAAGGGCCTCAAGACCGCGCCCTCCGAGCTGATCGACGCCGCTGTCCGGGCCGCCAAGGAAGCCGCCCGCACGGCCAAGGAAGCTGCCAAGTCCGCCCCGGCTGCTGACGCCACCGCCTGACGCGCCCGGCCATGGACTTCCAGCCCCACCTCGCCGCCATCTACGCCGGCCCCGCCGCCGTGGATGCCACGCTCACGCCGGCCGCCGGTGGTGCCGCGGTGGGTGGCCGCGTGCTGTTCGATCAGCCCGGCCTGGTGGAAGACGGCATGGTCATCAGCGAGCCCTCGGCCCGCCTGATGGCCGGCACCTGGCCCAGCGCGCGGCAGAACGACGTGTTCGCCCTCGGCGCCGCCCAGTACCACGTGCGCGAAATCCTCCCCATCGATGACGGCGCCGAGCGCCGCTTCATCCTCGCCAAGGTCTAGCCCGCCATGCTCGCCTCTGCTCAAGTCCGCGCTGCCGTGGCCACCCTGCTGGAAGGTGTGGCCCTGACCAGTGGCGCCGTGCATGCCGGCCGCTACCACCCGCTGGCCGAAAGCGAGCTGCCCGCCTGGCTCATCTTCATCGAGGGCGATGACATCGAACTGCAAGACATGCACTGGCCCCCGGTCGAGCAGCACACGCTCGACCTGGCCGCCGAGTGCAAGCTCCGCAGCGTCACCGATCTCGAAGGCCAGCTCGATACCGCCGAGCTGCAAGCCATGGCCGCGCTCTTCGCCAGCGCGCCCCTCTATGACCTGCAGGTGACCAGTATCACCCGCAACCCCCAGCGCGATGGCGAGGCCGCCGTGGCCACCCTGCGCCTCAATCTGCAAGCCACCTACTTCACCCCGCAGGGTGAGCCCGAAACCATTCTCTGACGCACAGGAGCCCACACCATGGCCAACGATAAATTCTGGAACAACGTCGCCGTACAAATGGCCAGCAGCGCCGGCATTGGTGCGGCTCAGGCCATCTCCGGCATCACCAAGGCCAACCCGGCCGTGGCCACCTACACGGGCGCCGACCCGGCCAATGGCAGCTGGGTGCTGCTCAGCGTCAGCGGCATGGTCGAGGTGGACCGCCGCCTGGTCCGCGTGGCCAACGTCAATGCGGCCGGCAACACCTTCGAGCTGGAGGGCTTTGACTCCACCGTGTTCAATACCTTCGTGGCCGGTTCCTTCCAGCCCGTCAC